TCGTGCTAACGCTCGTACCAGTCCCAGTGACGGTGTTGGCGGCAATTAGTGCCTCTTCGTCAGTCGCCCCAGCCTCTTTTGCCGCGACGAAGGCTCCAGCACCATCAGTCACACTATTCGTTATGGATTTAGCAACAGCGGCATTTGATAAATTGTTCGCCGCGTTGATTGTATTATTCAAACCACCAGCCGCGTTGATAATGGCGACTTCATTGCCCGATTCGATGGCATTGTAAAGGTTTAACGCGGCCCCAGCGGTTTTGAGATCCGCGCTATTAGTTAAAGTCCCAAGAGAATTAAGTGCACCAGCGTAATTGCCATCTTTAACGTTCGTCACCACATTGTAAGCATTACCAGCGTCGGCCAGCGAGATGGTGTCGGTCAGCATCGTGCTACCGGCCATGCTACCGATAGTGTCGTTTTGCAATAGCGACATCGCTAGAGCACCCAAATCGTTATTGTCGATAGCTTTGGCTACCCGGAGTCCAGTAGCTATATCAGTGTACCCACCCAAGCCAGCCATGCTAGCAAGACCACCAAGCACGTCGCCATTATCAATCGCAATCGCGGCATTCGCGGCCATTGCGAAAGGGGCTAGACCCGGGATGAACTGAGCTATGGCTAGAATTGGAGCATAATCACCCACATCACTGCTAGAGGCCCCAGTGGTGTAAAAGATGGGCTTGCCGTTGGCGTCAAACGTAGTGCGGAATGCTGTGTTACCTTTGCCCGCGTAAGTGCCTGACCAAGCGTCGCCCACACCACCACGCTCGCCGTAATCATTGATAAACTCCTTGCCGGTAGCCTTGTTGCCGAGTACAGATACAGTACCGATCGGGGCGACGTAAGCAGTCGAAGATGTTCCACTGTCGCCACCCTCGTATATCTGCTCTGCTTTCACTAGCGACGCATCAACCGCTTTTCCATTCTGGTCGACATACCCGACTACCGTCGCGGTCATGATGGGTTGACCGTCTTGGTCTACTTGTCCCGTGTAGTTATATTCATATTGTGGCGTAACGGCGACGTCGACTTTCTTGTCCACCTTCCCGACTTGATTGATATCAGTCACGCCGTTGGCTACTAACTGCTCAGCCATTGCCCTAGCGTTAGCTTCAGCGGATCCGAACCCCTCACCAGTCCATTTAGAAGTCGTGCCTTGAGCTAGAATTTGTTGAGTAACCTTGTCAACGGCGGCATTACTAATATTGAAGCTCTGACCTGCGAGTTGTATCGTACTATTGGCCGCATCATTCGCGGCGATTTGATCGGCTTGCGCCTGTGCTTGACTGTCTAAGAAGGCATCCTCACCGGTGTAGGCCTGAGCCAATGCACCAGTTCCAACCGTGGTTGAAGTGTCTGCGGTAGTATCGGTAGTATCGGTAGTCGCTTGAGTCAGTGCACCAGTACCAGACGTAGTTGAAGTATCCGCCGTTACTGTGTAATCGTCTGCCGGAGCCGTGTAGATGCCGTAAGCACTCTGAATCGTAGGTATGCCAATGCCAAGGTTGGTCAGGTAATCAACCGCTATTTTTTGGTTAGCGGGAGTGTCTCCCCCCAAGAGTCCGACGGCTTCCTCGTACGCGTTCGCGATATCTTCGGCCGAGCTTGATGAGGATAATCGTTCGTAGAGTGCCATATTAATTCACCGCAGGGTTAACAGCGTTGACGAGTTGCTCGGCCCACTCCATCCAGTCGTCGTACTGGTAGGGTCCGGGAATGCCTTCATTCGTGAACACGTCGATAGCTTTAAGTCCCGCGCCCCATTCTTTCCAGTCGGTAGTGGCATCAGGAATGCATAATTGTTGCGACGCGTACTGCTCACACATCAGTGACGCCCAAGACTCGAATGTGTGGTAACGAGGGTCGTAGACCAGATTGGTATTCAGTATGATCGCCATTATGGTCTCACGTCGCCGAGGTCGGCGTTGAGGATCACCTTGCCGAGTTGATAGTCGCCACCCGCCACATTGGACACGAATTTGAGACGCAATTCGCGGCGTTGCTCGAGCATGTCAATTTTACCAGTATTCGGGCCAAAAGTGTAAGCCGCACTAGTAGTGTCAGTAGTTTGCGCGAACGACCGTCCAGTGACGTACAGTTCCATGTTGCCGCTCTGCACGAAATCGGGTTCAACACGCTCCAACGCCAGCCACCTGTTGTCACCTACTGGGGCGGGTTGCGAGGGTCCACCAGCGACCCATCCGAGATCGTTAGTCTCGAAGAATGATTCAATCGCCAGAGCGGTGGCACCCGACACCTTGTCCGTCCCGATTTCGTTCTGGTACAGCGATACGAAGTTCATTAACGTAGCAACAGTCAGCACGAATCCCGCGCCCCCGGCTAGCGCGGCCGAGAGTGTATTGCCCACTGCGTAGTTAACCCCATGCCCATTAATGACTACTGCCGTAACAATACCTCCGGCCACTGTGATGTTGGCTGTCGCTCCCGTTCCGGCTCCGCCAGTAAGAGGCGTGTTATTAAAAGTACCATTGGTGTAACCGGAACCCGCGTTGGTGATAGTAGCGGTTAGAATACCACCGGAAGCATTAATATTCCATTCAGCGGCGATAGGGAAAGGAAAAATCTGCGAGAAGAATCCGGCGGATCTTTGTGCTCCAGTCGCTTCGCCAGCGTCGTACCAGCAATTCTCGCGAACGTTGTAAATCACCGCGTCTGTACATTCAGTCGCAGTACCTCGGGGGTAGAACCACCAAATCTCGCCGAATCGTGGCACTTTAGTGACCCACACCTTTTCGCGTGCGTCGTAGTTCAAGTTATCAAAGAAGTAATTCTGGTTAAACGTGTTCGGAATTTCTTTCACTACACCGTTGTAGAGCAAGAATCGATCGACTCCGCACCAGTAGTACACACCGTCGTACTCGATGACAGATTGAGAGGACAGGATCGAGGACTGGCTCGAGATCAAGTCGTACCGCCAGAACTGTGGAGGAGTGCCAACACCACCAATGTAGGACACGCGGATCAGTGAGTCCAAGCTCCAAAAGAGGCCGGATGGGGCGTTCGATCCACCACGAACTGGAAGCCCTTGCACGATCTTGCCGGTGGCGACGGACACTTCGTTTGCGTCGGCCGACACCCAATCGTTCGCGTTACCAGCTGAGGAGTTTCGAATTAGTCCGTCATTGCCGTACACAAACACGTATGGATGAAGCGTTACGACGCCCCCCGACACTGAAACGTTGTTGTCGAATGTTAATGTGACCGAGGAACCGCTGGCCGTGGCCGGTGCGGAGATCACCAAAGCAGTCGTTGATATAGACACGACAGTCGCACCGGAGGGTATGCCAGTACCAGATACCGACTGACCGGCACCAATCAAAATATTGGTCGAGGACAGTGTAATATTCGGCGACCCTGATGTTATCGTGGCCGCAACTTGCGTAAACACGCCAATCGGTGCCATGGTAGTACCAGTAATGACGCCGCCGAGCACCGGTGTGTTAACGTTGTTATCGATAAGTGTGAGGTTCTGACCGGGGTGTGCGAGCAAGAGATTGTTACCAGACCCGCTCACGTCGTAGAATGCATCGAATTGCCACAAATTGTTAGAGTTCGCTGTGAACCCGGAGAGGGTCATGTCGGTGATTCCGGACCCAATTCCCGAGTTATTGATAGGAAGCAACTGCAGACCGCCGGAGTAACCGCTGAACACATTATTAAAATTCTGCTGTGGATTCAGGTAAATGCCACGGGATGGTCCTGCCAAGTCGTTGACGATCTCGCGGAATCCGCCCATTTTACGAGGACGGCCGCGCTGGAAGCGAACCCAACGGCCGGAATTGTAGAACTGCTTGTCGAACACCGTACCATCACGCTGGACGCCGGGTTTAGTGTCGAGGGCGAAGACCTTTTTGGTCATGTGAACGTACCCCCAGCAATGCCCGTAGAAAATGTGCCGGATCCAGTCACGCTTACTCCGGTAGCGGTCACGCCCACACGTTTGGTTCCAAGCACCGAAATGCCAAGCTCGCCAGCTCCGGGGCGGTACAGTCCAGTGCCGGTTTCAGCCGCGAAGTTCAGTGATGGCGTGCCGACAGTGCCATCCAAGAGGCTCACCGTAGATGCACCAGCTTGTGTGGTATTGGCGTTGAGGAAGTTAACACCGTCGCAGATCAGTGTGGCTTGTTGCCCCGGGGGAATCGTAGCTGTGAATCCAAGACCCGTAGTAACAGTAAGGCTGAACCCGTTATCGGTCGTTTGATTCGAGATTACGTACAAGTTCACGACGGCTGGAAACGTTACCGTCACATTGCTAATCAAAGAACCAACGTATTCTTGAATGTTGTTAGCCGCTTCATTGTTAGTAAGGAGCACCGAGCCGCCGGTCACACTCTTCGTAAGTGCCGTAAAAGTGAACTGGGAACTAACGCCGTAGCCGACGGTCACATAGGCCGTCCCCGTGCACACAATGAACGCGGACTCGGTCGGATTAAACGTTTTGGTACTATTGCCGTCGATAAGCTCCGCGCCGGTGCAGGAGACGATAAAAGATCCAGTACCGTTGTTCTTGAAGAGTGTGAACCAGTTATTGCCCAGCGTCGCGGCGGCAGGAAGCGTTGCGGTGCCGGAGCCACTTGACCACACACGGGTTTGCGCACGATCGGTAGCGGCAAATGTCGTCCCAGTAGTGATTGCGGCACTTGGATGGCTCTGGTTTAACGTTGCACCGCTGGCGACCAGACCGTAACCCGCGAGCGTCGCGGCATCGGCCGAAGACGTTCCAGTGCCAAAAGCGATCACACCCCAAGAGCCTTGAGCGGTTGGGTTAGCGGTGATGTAAATGTACTTGGATTCGCCCGCCGCCACTGACACGATGGTGTTGGTGCCTTCATAATCTTTGACGGTGAAAGTGTTCGCACCAATATTCCGGATGAGAGCGTCATTACCCACCGAGGTCTGGTTCGCTGGCGGCATGAACAGGTTTAGACCGGCAGTGCTTGCCGTCACTTGCATGATCCGAGCCGCGTAGTCAGCGTTTGTAGTGCTGTTCGATGGCCAATTCAGCTGGGTGTTCGCCGTCAGCGTAACGGCGCGGAAGCTCACATCTGTCGGCTGGATGACGTCACCGGTGAATGGACTAACGTAGCTCATGCATCCACCGCAATTGCTTGACGGTCGGCAATACGGAGTTTATCCTCCTCGGCCAACGTGCCCATGATGGCGTCGTACTGCGACTGCCACATTGGGATACGCTCGTCGTTCTTCAGAAACGGCATCGCTTGCAAGAGCGAGCCGTAGAGTAATGCCTGTGGAGCGTAGATAGTGAACCAGTTGGTCTGGTTACTTGAATCCAGCGGCTGGACCCGCTCGTAATATAGCACCTCGAACGCGTAGGCGGCGGCGGGTGTGGGAGCCACGAGCCAATTCGTGTAGTCGTAGTCCGCGTAATACTCGGGGATTCCAGTGGCTGTAGGGTCCGGCGAATAATTACGGAGATACTCGTACTTACGCAGAAGCACTGGCCGACGCTCACCCGCTACTGTAATATTCATCGATACCGTCTTGTGCCACCGAGAGGGCTTCGCAATCACCGCCGTACCAATCACCATGCTACTGGTGTTAACGGTCAGATTACCGAGGAATTTGATTCGGGACGCTATCACCTGCTCGGCGAGCATGATGAAGAGAGGGATCTTGTCGAGTGTAGCGGTGTCAGTACGGTTAAGATATGACTGGATATTTTCAACAAGAGAGTCGTAGGTCATCACCGACGCGGCAGTCATAGAAGTCCTTCACACGAATGGCTACGTTGGGCAAAATTATACCACGCCTTTGGCATTTGGTCAATCCAGCAATGCACACTCAGAAGTGCGTCTCTTGAGAAGTCCCGGCAACACCTTGCCGCCACCACGAGTCCACAGCATCAACTGCTCTTTTGCACCCTCCCAGTCCCCAGCGTTCACCTTTCGCTTAAGTGTGGAGGTCTGAAGTCGCCCGACACCGAGGTTGTAGCAAAAGTCTACTATCGCGTTGCACTTTCGGACGTCCGTAATCAGCCCCGGACAATTCCGGAGGACCCCGGGAAGGTAGGTGTGCTCAAGCTCGATCATTAATAGCTCCCGTGCCGTAGGTTCGTCCATCGGAGGATCCTCGAGGGTCACCTTTCGCTTGTCGGCGTAGTAGGTGCTCCCGTATCCAATAGTGGCTACGTTAGCCGGGCAGAGGTAGGGCTTGGCCCGATACCCCTCGTACCGGCGGCAGAGTTCAGCGGCGAGTTCGAGGTTCATATGCCACGTTGCTTCAGAGTGCGGTCGAGGAACCAGTAGTTAATGGTGCCGGACAGCAGAGCGGAGAAGTCGGGGGTCATCATCGTCTTGAACACTTCGATCGCGGGTGCACCAGCGAGCCAAGCATTGTAAGCGAACCATACATGAATAAAAGACCAGACGAACAGCACCCAGTAGGTCACTAGGGGTCGGACGGATGCCGAAAGCCCTGCTACCCATCCACCAGCCGCTTTGACCATCTCGGCCTGCTGAATGATTGCATTGTTAAATGCATCCATCACCCCGACGTCCACTGCCGCTTCACGCTGTGCACCAATCTCCGCAAGCTTTTGCTGGCCCCGGAGCTGTTCCAGCTCGCACTGGCGGGCGAACATATTCAACTCGTGCATCCGCTCGTTCTTTTTGTCGAAGAACTTCAGCACCTCGGGGGCCAAGCGGAACACGCCGCCGAATATAGAGCCTAGAATACCACCACTTAAGATATCTAACATGATTACTCCTTACAAGGTTTAGATTTATCGTCGTTCTGCATGAGTTTGATACCACTCAGGAACCCAATCATACCGCCGATAAGAGTAGAAAAAGCGGGTGAAATCATCTTGAAGATCTCGGCGTTGTCCACTTCCTT